CTACGCAGATCAACACGCTGCCGGAGCGGCGCCAGTTATCCGCGACGCTATCGCGCGAGCGTTTATTCATTTCATGCTGCAAGCCGACCGAGGCGAGAAAATGCTGTTAATGCAGGCGATAGATCGGCTGATTGATATGGGGAGTGCGTGCCATGCGCACCGTCATTGACTCCAATGTGGCCGCGTATCTGATCGAACGCTATCCGGGCACGAAACGTATTGGACTGGAATCCATGTGGGTCTGCGCGTGTTCGTGGGTGGAAGAAACTGTGCAGTCACAGTACCTAAGTGCCTGTTTCGCCCAGGCCGCGTTGGAATCCGCAGCGCTGTTGCGCGTGACCGCCATTTGTGCCGGTGACGACCCCTTGGCCAAACAGGGATTGTTGCTTGCCGCATCTGAATTGCTGCAGCCATTCGTGCGGCGGCTTTAAGTTTTGGAGTAGTTGAATGAGTAATCTTGAACGCGCGGTCGGTGGCCTAGCGGATATTCCGCATTGGTTCGTGTGGCGACTGACTCCGAACGCCGGACGGTACGAAAAACAGCCATGTTCAATGGATGGTGCCCGCTGCCCGATCAATGCTGGCGATCCTGCCAATTGGTCGGACTTCGACACGGTAGCTGCAGCCGTTGCGCGATTGGACAAGCTGGGTGCTTCCTTTCGCTATGCAATGGGTTACTGGTTGACGGCGGATTGCCCGTATTGGTTTCTCGATCTAGATCACGCGCGCGGTGATGACGGCCAGTGGCTTCCGTTCGCGCAGCAACTGTGCGCAGCATATCCGGGCGCGATGGTTGAAGTGTCCAGCAGTAGCACGGGGCTGCACGTTATCGGCATGGGGCATGCGCCGCCGCATCGGAACAAGCCGTCGCACGACATAGCCGTCCAATTGGCACCTTTGGCGCTTGAGTTCTATACCAGTGGCAGAGGTATCGCATTCGGCTTGGATGACCACGCGCAGGGTTGCGCAGATATGCCATTTGACGTTGCGCCGCTGGTAGCCGCGTACTTTCCACCAAATCCAGCAACAAGCGCGCATGATGACACCGCGTCGCGTGGCGGATTCACTGGAACGGATGATGAATTGATCGACCGTGCGTTAAATGCGCGTGAGTCTGCGGCAGTCGCCTTTGGTGGTCGCGCTTCATTCGCTGACCTTTGGCGCGGACTGGCTGACAAAAATTCTGATAACGATGCTGCCCTGATTGCGCGGCTTCTATGGTGGACTGGCGGCGATGCGGAGCGGGTCGAACGTCTCGCCTTGCGTAGCGGCATGGTGCGCGATAAGTGGAACGAGCGCCGACCGGGCGGGACATATCTAACGCACACCATCGCGGAAATAGGGGCGAAGGTTGACAGCTATTACCAAGAGCCAGCGCACGTGCTGCCGACAGTCGGCGATGACGGCACGGCCAGCGCGACAAGCGACCTTGCCAACGCGCGCCGACTCGTTAACGCACATGGTCAGAACTTAATGCACGTGCCCGGTATCGGCTGGCACGTGTGGGCAGCAGGGAATGGCCCGTGGCAATGCGACGACGGACAGGCCCAACGCCTTGCGTTCGGGTTGGGTCGGATGATCCAGGCCGAAGCGGGCGGACTGGATGCATGGGTGAACGATCAAGACATCAATGGCAGCGATGAGCAGAAGCGCCGGGCGGACTATCAAAAGGCGTTGCACAGTTGGGCGCGGTCATCGGAGTTTGTAGTGTCAACGCGGCACACCTTGGAAGCTGCGCAGACGATGCTTTCCGTCAAAGCAGACCAGCTTGACGCGTCGCCCATGCTTGTTGGCACGCCATCCGGTGTTATCGACTTGACCACGGGCACGCAACGCAAACACAGTCGAGATGATCGCATTACAAAGTGCATTGCCTGCGACTACGATTCGATGGCCCGCGCGCCGACGTGGAACAAGTTTGTTCACCGCATCATGGGCGGCGACGCGGAGCTAATTGCGTACCTGCAGACGTTGTGCGGTTACATGCTAAGCGGCGAGCGTGGCGAACACGCCTTGCCTGTTTTGTACGGAAAGGGCGCGAACGGCAAGTCCACGTTTCTTGCCACCATTCAAAGCTTGTTGGCCGACTATGCTGGCACCGCTGCGCCCGGCCTACTGCTAGCGCGCAAGGACTCTGACCAGTTGGCGGCAATTGCAGGGCTTCGCGGCTTGCGACTTGTCGTGGTCAGCGAGTCTGGCGAAACGGAACGGCTGGACGAATCGCGCGTGAAGCAGATCACCGGGGGCGACAGACTAACCGGCAGACCGCTATATCAGAATTTCATGGAGTTCACGCCAACGCATCTGGCGCTGCTGCAGACGAACCATCGACCGCGCATCAATGGCACCGATGACGGCATTTGGCGGCGGCTCAAGTTGATTCCGTTCGCTATCACTATTCCAGAGAGCGAACGCGATCCCAAGTTGACACAAAAGCTGCGCGCGGAGTTCGCGGGCATTCTCGCTTGGATGGTGGAAGGTTGGCGCATGTACCAGCGGCACGGTTTCCAGGAACCGAAGGCGGTACAGATAGCCACGGCGGAATATCGGAGCGCTAGCGATCAAGTCGGCCAATTCATCAACGAACGTTGCATAGAAGGGCCGGTACACACGTCCACCGCTGCTGCGATCTACGGTGCATACCGCCAGTGGTGCGTAGAACATGGGGAGAATCCAATGACGCAACGCGCGTTGGGCCTGAAACTCGCTGAGAGGCCGGGCATTGAACAGGGGCGGTCGATGTCTGCCCGAACGTGGCGCGGGCTTGCTATCGCTTCCTACGCAGAATCAGGGCATGTTGGGGGCCAAGTTGTCCCGCTGGCCCGCAAGGGATGACCACGCCATGACGCATATGACGCAATGACGGGTATTTCCCTATGTTGTCTCTTGGGAAATTCAAACCTCATGTATTACTTTAACTTTAGCGTCAGCTAGCTCAACAATAGGAAAGAAGCGTCATTGCGTCATATGCGTCATGTACGGAAAGATGCGTCATTGCGTCATGCTCAAACAATCGGGGGGAGGTCTGCGTGGTCATTGTTGCTGCGTTGGACTTCTGGAAGTGGCCAGGAACATACATCTAGGGGCGTGTTCGCTATGGGCGTTTTTCTGGTGGGGGTCATCGGAATTGCAATCTATCTTCTTCCGAGCTTTGTCGCATATGGGCGCAAACACCCTAACGAGACGGCTATCTTTGTTCTAAACTTTTTGCTCGGCTGGACGGTTGTGGGTTGGGTTGGCTCCTTGGTGTGGGCGTTCACCGTCAGCACTCCGCAAGCACCGTCAGCTGGCGTTAAAGCTACCGATGACAACGCCACAAAGAATTGTCCTTTCTGCGCCGAACCTGTGAGAGCGGAAGCGATCAAGTGCAAGCATTGCGGCAGCGCGATCGCTGAAAGTGTCGGCCCAGCAGAACATCCGCCAGCGGTCACAGACGATCAGGCGATGCAGGCGCATGGCATCACTCTGCAAGACGGCAAGTATGTGTTTCGGAGCTATAGATACGATAAATTGAGTGATGCAATAAGCTACGCAAAGCAACAGAAAAGTAGGGCTAGTGCCGCTCGATAAATAAAAAGCCCCCGACGATTGCCGGGGGCTTTGCAGTTTCGCGGGACTCTACTCCGTTTCTGCTGGTGCGGTTATTTTCTCGGCAGCACTCACACCTAATCCGCCAGCGGTCGGGGTTACCATCACGCGCGGCCCGATCCGCTCGTTTCCGCGCACTATTCAACGATGCGCAACTGTGGCGGTGCGCCCTTCGGTGCAAACTTCGGCTTGCCGACAATTTCACGCGCGCGATCCTTGGCTGTTTCCTTCTTTCCCTTTTCACCCAGGCGCGCGTGCTGATACGGCAGCAACGCCTTGGCCGCTTCAAAGCGCATCGCCACCGGCATCTGCGGACTGTTCATTGTGTCAACCATGAACTGCAGTGCATCGGCGTAGTGCTTGCGCGGCATCGCGTGCTTGCCGGGCGTGATGGTCACGCCTGCAGCCTTGATTGCCGCTTTTATGTCAGGCCTGCGCATCAGCTCAGACGCGCGGACGTTAGCGGAAGCCATCGTGTAACCTGCTGCTATTGCGGCGTCACGATGCGTTGCGCCTGCGGCCTTGCTGTCAATGAACGCCTGCTGCTTTTCGGTAAATTTTGTCATGGCCGTGAGTAACCTATACAGGGAAGAGTTCAGACAACTGAGGGAGCTAGCGGTCTAGATGTCAACCAGCTGCTAGCGATTTCCCGTCAACGTCACGTTGCGGCAAGTTCTCAAGCCGTCGCACTTCGGCAACGTCCAGCCAGCGAGCGTCAATGCCGGATTTGTAGAATTCTGCGCGTTCTTTCGGCTGCGCACGCAACAGCCCTTCTAAACTGTGTTCCGCGTAGTAGCGCCCACGCGCGATCGGGCCTAGCAGCTGGTGAGTGACAGCTTCCTCCCAGCAGGTCAGCCAACGTTGCAGACTGAAACGTGCGAACTGCAAACCAAGTTCCGTGATGTTGCTAAACGTCGCATGTGTCAGCTCGGCAACCAACGTTGGCGGTACACGGAACAGCCTGCAAACTTCCGTCACGCCAAACTGCATTGCCTGCAACCATTCGGCATCTTCGTTACTCAATCCGACTGTGTGATATGTCAGGCCACGCGGCATAACCAACGTCTTGCCGGCGTTTGCTGGCGTCGCGTACTGTTCCAAGCGTGCCTGTACCGCGTTCAATTGTTCCGTTGTCAGATCATGCTTACCTTCATTGGTGATGACGGATGCAGGACGCGCACCGCGACCAAACACGCCAGCACCGTGCGCACGTAGCGACAGCGACAGGCCCAAGGTTTCGCGTGCAATGGCAATGCGCGACTTGCCCACGATGCTGCCCGGTTCGGTGCGGTCGCGCAGATGCAGGACTTCCTCCGGCAGCAGACGCACCATCTTTCCGTCGTCCGCCGTGTAGTCGTATCGGTAGCGTCCACCGTCCAGGCGCACGATGGCCACGCGCTGCGGGTGCAACGGATGCAATGCGGTAACTTCACCGGCGCTGTTGAACTCCTTGCGTGCGTACGCGTTGCCGTGCAACAGGATTGCCGCCGTTTGCGACTCGCGAAACTCCATTCCGGACTGCCAAGCGTTCGGCCGATCCAGCAGGCGGGACAGCCAGTGCCCATCCGCGCGCTCACGGTCGCCTGTGTCGGTGCGCCGGTAGACGTGTAACGGCAGGCATGCCGTCGATTCACTCAGGGCTTGAACACAGGCATACACGGCAGAAATGGACTCGGCCGATTTGGCGTCAACGTACGCGCCTGCGGTGCTGGCGGTGCCACCGGCCAGCGCTGACCATGACGGGTCAGCGTCGCGCCGTTCAGCACGTCCACCATTGCGCAGCATGTCAAAAATTTTCATCGGCAAGTCTCCAGCCAAAGACGCAGCACGGCCAATTGATTGGCGGGTTGCAATGAGCGCAGGTGAACTTCTGTGTCGGGATACGCCGGCCAGCTTTGGACGATTGACACTTCTTGCAATTCCACGCTGCGCAGTTCGCGTGTGTCGCCGCTCCACTGGTCGCCACCTTCCGGCACCGTGAACGCAAATGAGCAACCGCCAAGGTCGCCACGTTCGGCCAGGGCAACCAGGTCGCGGCCCGCCTGCGTGTCGGGCATCTGCAACGTGAAAGCCAGCCCTTCGGCATCCTCCCGCAGTTCCAGCGTGCCGCTACGCGTGCGGCCTAGAACGCGCGATGGGTCATGGTCGGCAAGCGCCAGAACGTCCCGGCCGGACGCCAGCGATACGGCAAACGCACCGCGTCGGATCACTTCGGTAAATCCACCAATGCGCGTGGCGTTGTCATATTTGGCGATGTAGCCGGTCAGCTTGCGGCCGTTGGCGGTCACGCCGGCTGTTGCGCGTTTTTCGATCATGGCGAGCACTCCAAAGACGCACCCCGCCACTTATGCGGGGTGCGCTGTTGCGGACGTTCAGACAAGCGGAACGTTGTCTGCGTACTGGAACGCTTCGATGTGGCGCATGGCGATGTCACACGTTGCCATTGCCCGCACCATCACGCCGCCGCGTGCATAGGCCGTGGAGTCGTACGGGTTCACCAGAACATCCAGTTCTGACCAGATGCCAAGCAGCACCTGCGACCAGTCGCCAAAGATGGCACCCGCTGCAGCAGCGGCCGGCACTTGATTGGTGGAAAAGGCCGCGTGGTCGCCGATCTTGCCGCCTTCCAACAGGAAGCCCGCGCCTGCATCGCCAGTTACCTTCAACGTGCCGGAAAGCTTTGCTTTTGCAGCCGGATTCAACAGCCACGAATGCACGCCCAGCGCGTTGGCAACTTCCACGTCTTTGACGATTTCCAGCACTTCCGCCCAGGTCGGAGTTGCCAGCGTGGCGTTAGCAGCGCCGAGGGTGGCAATGATGCCGGCCGGTTCATTCGCGCCGCCGCCCCCGATGGTCACGCGGTCCAGCGCGGTCGCAAGCCCGGCAGCCATGTCCTCGCGCAAAAGCTGCTCGATATCAGGGCTGCTTTGCATGATGAGCGAACGCGACATTTCCGACAGCGAACCGGCGTGCTTTGGCGAAAGCGTCACGCTGCCGTGCGTCATGTCGCTGGCGTTCAAGCTGGAATTGTCGGCAACCCACCCCGTTGTAACGCCGGAACCGTATTTCGGGATCGACACATTGCCGCTCAGGCCGGACAGCACGCGCACGCCAAGGCGACGCGTCAGCAGGCTATTACGCAGCGCTCCAATGTACTGGTCCGCGCGGTGGTCAGTCGGGATGATCGCGCCGGAGTTGGCGGCCGTGTTGACACGTTGTTCAATCGTGCGCAACGGCATGAATACGCCCTGCGCCTTGCGGCCGTTGCGCCGCTCCATTTCAGCGTTGTACTCGGCTTCCGCACCGTCCAGGCTGCGGCCCTCCACTCCGGCCTGCAGCACGCGCAGCAGTGACACGCGGGTTTCCAGTTCGCCCAAACCGTGCTCACCATTGCCGGAAATGACAGTGCCAGCCTGCCGGCGCTCGGCATCGTCCAGAAACTGCTGGCGGGCTTCCTGCGTTTCCAGTCCGATGATTTCAGCTTTGATCGTGTCGAACGTGGCCGATTCGTCACTGGTCAGCGAACGCTTCTCGCTGTCAGCCTTGTTGACGATGGCGCGTGCTTCCGCCGCTTTTGCTGTGCGGCGCTCGCGGATTTCTTGAAGGGTCATAATGGCTTTCTCCGGGTTGAGGAACGTTCCCCGGATGTCCATATACACGTACGCGCAGCACTCACAAAGCGTGAAACGACCTGCAACAACAGGGTACAAAACACAGAGAATAGACGCGGTGCGCAAACGGGCACCGAACGGGCACCAGGGATGCGGGCACCGAGTCACTTGCGCGGTGTGGTCACAGAGAATCGCTGAAAACCGTTGGTATGATTGGTGCCCGGGGCGGGGATCGAACCCGCATGGCCGTGAGGCCGAGGGATTTTAAGTCCCTTGCGTATACCAGTTTCGCCACCCGGGCCGGATATCGAAGCGCGTTTGCAGGGAGCCTGCAG